CTAGATCTATAACGGCTCTACCGTCAACAAGCTCTATCTTGCCTCTGTAGAGGTTATCAGCTTGTGGGCCCTCTACAAATGAGTGGACAAGATGATGGGTGTCTGGTTTTAGTGGGTGGTCAATCTTGAATGAGCCTGAACCTTTAGATAATGCCCCTGTAACAGATAAATCATTATTAAGGTTAAGATCACCACTAGTATCAAATGACCCATAAGTGCTGTTACCTGCAAAAGTGATTGACCCATTAGTGAAAAAGCCATTATATGATCTAATTTTGGTGTCGCCATTAATATGCATGACTTCACCATATTGGTTAGTGCCTGAGGTATCTTGCACCCTGATGTTTGGATATTGTCCTGTACCTTCACTATAACTAATGGTATAACCACCATTATTAGAGTTAAGTCTGGTAGAGCTAATTAAACCGATATTGGTAAGGTTACGAGAGCTATCTATTACAGTAGTTGAGCCAATTCTTAAACCACCAGTAGTAATCCTTATGTCTTGCTTAGATTCATTATAAGCTGTACCTACTCTGAACTTTTCAGTATCGCTTGGTTTGAAAACAAGTTCTCTTGAGCCATTTGTAGCGAAGTTAAATTGATCTCCTGCTGATGTGATTTGGTATCTAACTGTACCACCATTATCTTTGAAATAAATTTGATGGTCGTCATCATCTGTTGTGTCTTTCAAAGTTAGATTTGGTGCACCAGTTTCTATTGAAACTGCACCAGCAGTTACAGTATTTGTTCCTGCATTAATGTTTGAAACAATACCAGCTCCAAAAGATACATCATCATTAAAGGTGGTAGATCCCTCTACAACCAAGCCATTTGTCATACTGACACCAGAAGATGTGGTTTCTAGTCTTTTGACATTATCGTAGTAAAGTTCTACAGCACCATCTTTTATGAATTTACCCATAACATCAGAACCGCCATCAATAGAAATGGCAGGCCCATTTGTAATAATAAGTAAGCCATTAGTACCTGCATCCTCAATAACTGATTCGCTGTCGTGGTATAACTGTAAATCATTACCAGTACCAAGTTTGATTCTTTTCACATCTGGTAGAGATATATCTTCTGCAAATGAAGTTGGAATCGCAATATCAATAGTGCCTGTACTATTAATGGTTATATCTGACTGTGCAACTGTATAAGCAGTACCAAAGCCCATTCTTATGTTAGAGTTTCCTACGACAATATGTCCTGCAGCTCCTCTATTTGTGCCGATTAATGTTTCGTAATTATTGATTGTTCTTATTACGTTAGAAGCAGATGAGCCTAAAGTATCAAACTTTAAAGTAGTACCAACCCCAGTAAGGTGCATATCACCTGACCCTGAGTAAGTACCAATATTTGTCAGGTTTCTTGAGCTGTCTATAACGGTTGTGCCAGACAAGTTGCCCATTTTTAGTTCGTTATATATATGAACATTACCTGCATAAGCTGCTAATGCGATTACTGGAGTGCTTGCAGCATCATAAATATAACTTGCACCATTTACGATTGACAAACCAAGCCTGTCGCCAAATCCTCTATAATTGCCTGCTGCACCTGAGTTAGTGAAATAATCACCACCATTAGCTCTAATGTCTCCTGATGATGTGATAGCACCACTTGTGATAGTGCCAAGCGACACATTCATGCTTCTACCTGTTTCTACAATTTTGTACCATGTATCCCAAGTGCCACCTACATCAGCCCTTCTATGCCAGATATTGCCATTATCGGTAAATCCTAAAGCATGAGTATCACCACCAGAGCTATCATTCCATTGTTGGAACAACATCTGTCCATGATAAGTTCCACCATCACTTAAGCTGTCGCCATTATTATTTGCTTTAAAGTCAAATCTTACCTGCCTAATACCTTCATCAGTTGTTGTCGCTACATTACGACTATCTACAACCCTGTATTTTGTACCAATTATTTCATCTATTGTTGCTTGGTTTATGTTCTGCAAGTTTCTTGAGCTATCAATTACAGTAGTGCCATTAACTTTGTAATTACCAGTTTTTAAATCTAGTCCTGAACTGTCTATTCTCATGCGTTCAGCATTACCAGCTCTAAAGTTCATATTGTTAGTAGCATGGTCATATTGAATCCAACCTGGTGCAACTGAGTCTGGGTCTGTAAAAGCTAGAGTTCCTGCTTTATCGTTTGGTGTTGCTAGGGTAATACCGATATGGTTGTTATGTTCAAAAATAATATCATCAGCATAAGCAGTAAAACTTGTTACACCTGAACTAGAAGTTGTTGTTTGTAGTTTTACAGCAGTATCAAGTTTTGAAGCATTACCAATGGTTATCGCACCATTATCGTGGATACGCATACGTTCAGCACCAGAAGTATAATTATCTCCTGTTGCAAACACGAAGTCTTGGTGGGTTCCTGAATCTCGCCCTGAGAAGATTTTAAATTCACCACCACCAGTTCTAAATTCAGTAGCATCATTTTCTGTTCCAGCTGCTTGTTTAAGTTTTAAAGCAACAGCTGTGTTTGTTATTACTGTGTTGTTGAAGAATCCTTTACCATTAACATGAAGCATCTCACTTGGCGAACTAGTTCCGATACCAACATTTTCAGACGAATCTAAAGTAATACCTCTATCTCCAATAGCACCCCCACCACCATTTTGAATTTGTAGCTTATTAGTAGAATTATCTAATAGTATTTGTGCATAATTATCGTCACCAGTATCGCCTAAAGCTAATTGTGCAAGACTGCTTGTCCCTGCTGTCAGTGCCATGACTGCATTACTAGTGTTGTAAACTGTAAATTGTCTTGAAGGTGCAGCATTATCACCTATCCCAACATTTCCGTTGCCATTAACGACTAATCGTTTAGTTCCAGAACTTGACCCAATAGTTGCACCTGTTCTAAGTTCTAAATTACCATTAACATTTAGTATGGCATTAGTTCTGGTTTGATCTTTAAACAATAGTCGTGCTGAAGCTGCGGCATTACTTGTGTCTTGATTTAACAATACCCCATTTACTCCACTTGAAGTAATATCTAATTTAGTGTCTGGGCTAGTAGTGCCTATGCCGAGTTTTTGCCCTGTATTTATATAGTTATCGCCACCAGTCCTTAGTCTTACTTTTGCTGTTCCTGATTGTGATAATCTAAATTCAGGGGCAGAGGATTCAACATGAAGATCAGCTGCTGGCGAAGTAGTTCCTATGCCTACTCTATTGTTATCTACTGTCAATACATCTGTACCAGCTTCTTTTAGTTTAATAGCAGAACCTTCAAGCCTTAACTCTTGATATGAACTTGTTCCTCTATCAAAAACAATTACTCCTCCAAAAGTATTAGAAGAATCATATCTAATTTCTGTTCCTGCACCACCTGAAATTGTGCTTAAACCAGTTGCTCTTATAGTTCCACTAGTATCTAACTTAGTTTGTGGCGAACTAGTTCCAATTCCTATCCTATCGTTGCCACCATCAACGAAGAACATATTTGCATCATTATCTGATTCAATAGTGAAATCCGCATCTGCACCATTTTCATTAATTCTAATGCCACTATTACTTACCTCAAATCTCTCTAGTCCACCAGTAACAACTCTGAACAAGTCATTACCATGAAATTGAATATAAGTATCATTATCGCCAAAGTGTGTTATTTTTGATGGCAAGAATATTTCATTCGGAGTAAAGTTTCTTGCGCTATCTATAACAGTCGTACCACCCACCTGATAACCGCCTAAGCTCGTATTGAAGTTTCCAGAAATTGCAGTATTGCCAACAACACTAAACCCAGTACTGGTAAATTGACCTTGTGTCCCACCAGCGCTTTTAAATATTATATGTCCTGAAGCAGTATCAATAATGCCATTAGCGCCAAGAGTGAGGTTGCTGCTTGACGTTATCGCACCAAAGAAATTTGTACTTAAATCATTATTAAATCTAGCTATATTTGAACCACCATTATTTTTAACCAGAATGTTAGAGCCAGAGCCATTTGCTGTTATGTTTGAGATGACTGCTGTTGTAGCCACAAGACTGCCTGAAGATGTAATTGTGCCACTAGAAATAGTACCAACATTAACAATATTCCTAGACGAATCTATTACTTGAGTAGTGCCGACAGAATAACCTGCTAGGGTGTCAAGACTACCACCTGTATTGAGTGTAGCTTTGGTAGCACCTGCATTTTTGAACAATATATTTTTAGAACCTACTTGGTCTATATCAGCAGCAAATATAGCGTCACCTGAAATTGAGCCTACAGAAATACCTGTATTTGGGTCTTTGATATGTATAACTGCATTCGTATCTGTTGATTCAAAAAAGGCAACCACATCATCACTATCTTTGACATGAAGTGGTCGGGAAGGTGTAGTGTTTATACCTACTCTTTCGGTTGAGACATCAACAAAAAGTGTATCAGTATCAATAGCCAAATCGCCACTTGAGGTAATCGCACCACTACTGATAGTGCCGATATTCGTCAGGTTTCTGCTTGTATCAATTACAGTTGTGCCATTCAACTGGTAACTACCAATCGCATTAAAATTACCAGAGCTATCTAGGGTTGCTCTGTTTGCTGAACTATTTGAGCCTGATCGGAAAAATAAAGTACCAGCAGACCCCCAATCAATAAACAAGTTGCCACTCGTTGCATGAAATCTACCTCTATCACCAGCATCAGATGTAGCACCTATCCAATAACTTTGCCCATATGGTATAACCACACCATTACCTGTAGTTGATAGTTTTAAGTTATTGTCGTAATAAAGATTGACTGAACCATCTTGTGTGCCAACGATCATGTTTTCGTTTTGAGCAGAGTTTTTAACAATAAATTGACTAGAACTTAAAATTAATCCACCAGTTCCGTTGTCATGTATTCTACTGTTAGACCCATCGTGGTAGATTTGTAGGTCTGATGAATCACCAAAGACTGCTTTACTATTGTCTTGGAAATATAAAGTGTCATTTAAATGTACTGTACCTGAAGCATTACTAATAACATCTACATCAAGTGTGCCTGTAATTTGTGCCCCTGTTGAGGTTGTTTTAATTTTTTCTGCATTATCGTAATAGAGTTTGACAGATCCATCAGATAGAAATACAGCTTTGTTTTCAGTAGCAGTTGCATTTTTGATATAAAGATCATCTGCACTTAGTCTTAAATCCCCTGAACCTGATTCAGCTATAACGGAATGATTGTTTGATGAATTATGAAATATTTGTAAGTCGTTACCATCACCAAGTTTTATTCTTTTATCATCAGGCAAGCCAATATGATTTGAAAAATCAAATCTGTTATCAGATGTGTTCCACAAGATAGTTGCATCTGTCGTTGAATTAACAGCGTCTTGAATCGTGATACCTGCACCATTAGCTAAAGCAGAGCTGTCACCTGTAGAGTAGTTAAGTGTTATGTTCTTGTCTTTGACGTTTAGATTATTAGTATCTACGGTTGTGGTTGTGCCATTAACCGTTAAGTTACCACCTATTACGACGTTGCCTGATGCATTAATAGTAGTAGGGTTAAAAGCACCATTAAAATTTACGTCATCTTGGAAAGTGGCTGCACCTTGGACTGTTATAGTATCGCCAACAGAGACATCACCAGAAAACGTGCTTGTTCCTAGTCCTTTTACAAATAAATTGTTCTTTACTCTAAAGTCTTTATTGTTAGCCATTTTCCCTATCCAATCGCTATACCTTTATACCTGTCCTGGTAATTTTAAATGTCATGCTATCAGTCGAGGCAGGTGTCGCTAATAGCCTTAAATTACTACCTGATATGTCTGCACTAAATGTTGCTTCCTCGGCAGTACCTGTAAATATAGTAGCATATTCGGTCATGCTCGGCGTAGTGCCATCATGTGTTACTAGTATCTCGGTAGCATGATATTCGTTATCTGTTGAGTTGGTTATTTGTACTAAATACTTAACGGTTCTAAATGTAGTTTTAGAAACAGAATCAACCGCTACTTGAGTAGTTGCAGATGTAGTTGTAGTACTAGACCCATTTATTGCTATATTGTTTATGTTGTATGTAGCTGCTACAACATCTTGACCTGTCGCATCAACAGATCCATTAAAAGTTGCATCATTAGTAACGCTTAGTTCGTCTGCTGTCACCAAGCCCGAGGATGTTAAGGTACCTGAGACTGTTGTATTGCTGCCCAAAGTAATTAGTGATCCTGTATCCGTAATATTAGAATCATCTAAAACTGTCCCGTTGTATTTGACAACTTTGTTTGTGACAATATTTGTCACTCCAATTTCCGTACAGTTAATACTGCCTACAAAAGTAGCATTACCATCTTGTGTAAATGTAAGGGCATCTTTTGGGTTGTTTTGATTTTCTGATCTAATTATTAGTTTATTGTTATTACCAGTACCTGAACCCTCGTAGTAGAATCGCCAACCAACTCCACCACCACCACCATTATTACCAATATATATCGCAGCATCAGCACTATTTAAACCACTACCCCCTATATAGAGTTTGTCAGTTGCTTGTGCTGCACCTGTCCCACTTAAAAATTCAACTTGCCCAGTAGTTGTTAAATCAACAACATTCTGTACATTTCTGCCAGAAGTGATTACAGTTTGACCCCCAACTTGATAGCCTCCTAGCGAGGTATTAAAGTTGCCTGAAATAGCTACATTACCTACAACGCTAAAGCCAGTACTAGTAAATTGTCCTGCTGTAACTCCACTACCTTTAAAAATTAGATGGCCTGATGACGTGTCGATTATTCCGTTAGCACCAAGCTTTAGATCACCTGTTGTTATTAAGTTACCTGACTCATCTAAGGACATCAATTGTGTAGCTGAAGACGGAGCGGTATTACCGTGGAGCCAATAGAATAAATTAGGTTCGTTGTTATTAGTATCCAGTATGAAGTTCATGTTGCCGATAGCAGCAAGAGTTGTGGTATTTACCGTTCCCCCAACTCCATTATCATCATCAAAGTCTAGGAATGAATTTGATCCGTAAGTTGCACCCTTAAAGATGTCACTAGCAATATCGCCACTACTTGTGATTGCTCCTGATGAAATAGTTCCTATATTTGTTAGATTTCTAGAACTGTCTATTACTGTAGTACCAGCAATCTGCAAATCACCCAATTTAAGATTTGTATCACCATCCTGCTCGATCTCAAAGACCATATTTGATGATCCTGTATTGTGTCTAAAGACTTGGAATGTGTTATTGGTGTCGTCATTATTGTCATCAATAACAAACCTAATATCTCTAGCAGAGAAAATCTCAACTTCTTTACCTGCTGCACCATCAATCCTAAAAGCGGTACCATTACTAATTAAAGAACCGTCGTCAAATGTAATACTATCGCCCGTACTTACTGCTATATCAGTACCACCTGTTGTATTACCGTTAGCTAGGATCTCAGCCAGGGTATCAACTGTACCTACCTGACTATCAACATAAGCTTTGATTGACTGTTGTGAGGCTACTGCTGTTGCAGAGTTACTAGCCATATTATCTTCATCTAAGAACGCAGAACCTGACAAAGTACCGTTCAGGACAGGGCTAGTTAGTGTAGGGCTTGTAAGAGTCTTGTTTGTTAGGGTTTGTGACCCTGTTAGCGTTACAACGCTTGAATCAATCGCAAAAGTGACAGAAGTACCTGATGCATTAGAGGTAATGCCTGTCCCACCAATCAATGATAGAGTTTGGGTATTTATGTTAATACCAATCGTAGAGCTACCATCAGAAACATTTAGATTGACAGCACCTATAGCTGATATGTTTTGAAAAGCAGTACCATCCCAATATTGCAGGGTTGTAGTCGTAGTATTGTAGATAATCTGCCCAATATTAAAGTTGAGCTCATCTCTTTCTGCTGTTGTAAGTTGTAAGGTATTGTCAGGATCTATTGATCCCAGGTTGATTTCTAGTGTTCTAACTAACTGATTGAAAGTATCAGCTGATACGTTAGGCCCTGTAGCAAAGGGTAAATTGGTTTGTAAGAGTTTAGCCACCCTTATCTTCTCCCGTCGGTTCTAAGATCTAGTCTTGTCGCCCCTAACCTCCATCCTGTTCCAGTATCATCTGGTTGATCTGTAGATTGTATTCTAAGAATAAATTGTCTACCTCGTGATCTGATGAAAACTTGTTTTGTAGTTGGAGAGATAGTGGAGTTAGATGTTTCTGTTGCGGGATCTTCACCTGGAAAATCTCTTTGTTTGGTAATTAGTTTTACATTACCACTTCCTAGAAACTTTATATCAGGAATTATTCTGCTTAAGAAAGCAAAGCTTTCACCATCACCTAAATCTAGGTCAGATGATTCAATAAAAACATTCTGCATAGCAGCACCATCGTCGTTGAAGCCAACCTCATGTTGATATAAGTATGGAGCTCCAACGGCTTGTGGGAATGATTCGACACCAGAGTCTAACCAAGCAGTCCTCACCAACTGTCCGTAATACCAAATATTTGTAGCGTAGTTGTATATGACATATCTATTTACTTCGTCATTATCATTATTATTTTCTTTCTTAGAAGGATAAAACCACCCTACTTCATTATGTTCTTTGTTTGTAAAACCAAATACTTTGTAGGCTTGGTCTACATTTAAACCATTATCTTCATCTCTAAATACATAATTCTTAACGCTACAAGGCAGTTTTTGTACCCCACCACTATAGACATAAAAACTATCGTAAGACATAAAATATACGCCTCCAGGAGCTGTTACAGCTGCTTTCGGGCCTATTAGTCCAGTTGAGTTATCAATTAGGTTTACAGCAAAAGTAAAAGGTGGCCCAACAAATTGCATGCTGTATACCGAGGTATCAGTAAATATAACAATCTCTTGTCTCGACTTAACACCACCAATTATTTGTGAACCTGATGATAATCTTACAGAACCTGCTGTATTGGTTGTTAATGGTTCAAACTGTAGCTCGTTCTCTTGGTCACTAAATGCTACTAACATAGGATCAACTACACCAGTTCTATTACCACCAGATAGTGGGTCAGCGCCTAGAACAATCAAATGTCTATCTGTTTCTGAAGTTATGACTTGTAAAGCTTTAGTTGGCACTTTGTTAGCACCACCTATAGCTGACAATAAAGTAGCTCTTGTACCTACCCCTGATGATGGTTGCCATCTATACAATTGACCACCACGTGGATTAATTATTAGGTTTTGTCCAAAGTTATCGTGTGACCATAATCTAAGCTGATTGACTGCGGATAATGATGATGAGCCTCCCCAGCCTCCGCCACCCCAAGTGCTAGCACCATAACCAACCCCAGGGACAAAATCGTCTCTGCCAACATTAATTTGATATGTGCCTACTGTATTAGAACCACCATTACCTGTATCTGAGGAGTTTGCTAGAACAGCATTACCACTTGTGTCTTTTGCTTCTATACGAAAATTATTAGCATCTACTATTTCTGAAACCTGATACTCTTGATTAAGAACAGCAGCTGTAATGTTACCACCTAGAGATACTGCGCCAGAAAAAGTTACAAAATCGTCTAATACGCAACCGTGGTCTGTATCTGTAACAGTAAGTGTGGCATCTCCATTACCTACTTTTGCAAACGTTACATCCCCTGCTGCTGTAGTGAGTCTTATTGGTGTTATGTCGTTGAATACACTTCCTGCGTATAGGTAGTATTTAAGTGTAGATCCTAATCCTAGATATTTAGTACCATCATTTGCAATCCAGTTATGTAAAGCTCTAACAGTACCAAGGTATGAGTTTGATGTAATTTTTTCCCAACCACCAAACTTTTCTGGTCGACCTGCTCTGAAACGCACTAAATTACAGTCAAACCAACCCCCTTCAGAATCGTAAGCGGTTCCTTCTCTATCAATACCTGGATTGAACTGTAGCTTTTGGATTGTCATAACTTAAAGATATTGTATCTTCTTGTTAGGATTTAAGCTAGATATCGTATTAAGAGTGGAAAATATCTGATTTCATCATGCCTGCTAGCTCGTTGGCTCTACCTTTAACCTGTTCGGCCCATTTACTATCAAGCATTTGGTTAGCTACTTCATCATAATCTTTCATATGTAATGCAGCTAACATGTTTTTAAAATTAAATAATCTGTTACCAAGATTGAAATACATATTTATCAGTACTATCTTTCTTGTTTCAGATAATGATTCCCAAGTTTCTATTCGTGAAGCTAATATTTTTATACAGTTTCTAATGTCATTCATTAGAAGATATTCTGCTTCATCTTGTGAAATGCCCCCACCAAGCCTTTCATCAACTAATCTGCCGTATCCTATTGTTAAATACTTTTCTGGTGTTGAATCTTCATATACATGAGATACAAAGCCCTCATGTAATCTAAGCAAGTGGCTGACCTTTTGTTCTAATTGATCATTCATAATAATGCGTTTTCTATTACTAAGGCTACAAAACTACAAATCAGACCTACAAGTAGGACTATCATAGTGGTCATACCGCTAGATATCTTGTTATGGAGTTCTTTTATATCGGACTCTATATCAGCAAATTTATTAAATGCTGTCTTCCATCTTTCGGCACATTCCTTCTCATGTACAGATAATTCTAAATGTACGTCTGCTGCAGTTTTTCTCATATTATTTCTTTTTAAGCCAAGACAGCCATTCTGGTTTATTCTTATTGATCCACCAGACCACAACTATACCGACTAAAACTATTGGTACAATAATTTCCATTATTACTCCCCTTTTTTGTCATCACTTTGTTCAGGCTCGGGCTGTACAAATTCTTGTACTGATTCTTTTACTGGTTTTTGTGGTTGCATAGATTGTAATTTATCTACAACAAACTTTCTTAAACCAGCTACTAATTCTAGCTCCTCGCCCTTGATTGCACCTCTTACAGTAGATGCATCAATAAGTGATAACGTTGTTAAAAAAAATGACTTTTCGTCCATAGTTCTTCTCCTGTTAGATTTGATTATATATTAAGTTGCTGCAACCACCAAGGCACCAGCGTTACTGACTGAGACTTTGTACTCTGTTCCATTAGGCGACTTCATTAAAATGCCTTGGCCATCCGTTAAAATAGAAATATTACCGCTGTTTAAAACCTCAAACCTTCTAGTAGCTGAAGTTCCTAATCTTACAGTAAAATTGGTATTGTCGTCTGCTCCAAAAGCTACTGGATCTCCGTTATCAGTATCAGCACAAAACAAAGCTGTAGAAGATTCTGAAAACGCACTTATCATATTACCACCAGATGCTTTGAAAGCATGTAGTGTTGAGTCTCCTATTCCTGTGCGTGTTCCACCTATTTCTACCAAACCTCCAGTATTAGCACTATCAATTTTTAGCAGGCCACCTGTCCCTACCGAAGACCCTAAACCTATCAACAAATCATCAGCAGAATCATCTAAGCCAATATAAAAGTCTTGTGCATTACCATCAAATACTATTTTTGTGTCTTCTGCGTCACCATCTCCTATTGTAAGGGTTGGTGTAGTGCCTGATATTTTAAAACTATCTTGTACAACGAAATCAGTAAATACTGAAACAACGGCTGCCCCAGCACCTGCACCATCTAAATATACGCATACTACTGCGCCATTAGGTACAGTTACTGAACCTCCAGACCCTTGCTTAATAACGATAGATTGACCGCCTGTTGTAGAATTTTCAATAAACATGACACGCTTGATGGTGTTTGGGCCTATTGTTAAGTCTCTTGCTGTTGATAGTGTGGCTGACGAAGTAACCTTGACATATATGCTTCTATACGGACTAACCGTTGCATCTCCAACTGTTACTGATTTATTAGCATCACTATCAAAGGTAGCTTCTGTTGCATACCCTAATGCGTCGCCAATAAGGCTTAGATTTGTATTAGTTGATGAGCCCCAGGATCCTGCTTCGGCCCCTGTTGCTATTTCTTTTATTCTTAAATTGTTGTCGTATGAAGCCATTTTTCTATTATGACACTCTAATTATTGAATTTGAAGCTCCTGATGACGGGAAGTTTATTGTTAGGTTTCCAGCAGAAACTACAAAATCTTGCCCGAAATCAATAACTGCTACGGCTTTATTTGAATCAGAACTATTGTAAATTAACGCACCTCGAGCTGTAACAGTTACATTCGTAAAGGTTAGATCATTAAAATCAACAACAGCCGTTGTCCCATCTAATGTAGGTGTGCCTGTTTTTAGAGTTAAAGTAGCGCCACCCGCAGTATAGTTTGTGCCAGATACTTCGTTAGATGTGCTATAAGCAGTTGTTGAAGCACCTAAACTAGCTGCGTTGGTATATAAAGCCAACTTAAAAGTGTCAGGAGATCCTCCTTGATCAAAGTTGTGTATCCCTTTAAATAACTCTTGTTTGAAAGAATTTGTTAAAGTTGATGTTATTGCCATAACGAAATTCTACCATACATTTGGCTCAGGTGGAGCAACATCATGTCTACCAACCATTATCGGCTCATAAACGGGCTGTTTGTTTTGTTTTAAGTATTCGCTCTTTTTTATAGTCTTATATTCACCATTTTCATCAGTTAGCACTAATAAAGGGTCTGCAAGTCTATGGTAGCCATACAGTTTTTCTTCTGACGGTACATTAGCATCTAAGGTAGGTGATGTATTAGCAACACCAACTTTCATACCTTGTTCGATACATTTAGCTAACCAATACTCAACACAAGCCCTGCCTGCCTCAGCATAATGTAAGTTGTTTTTGTAACTAAAATCTACGCCATATAAGTTAAGCTCACCTACTTCTGCTAGATGTGCAAAAGCGATAGCATAAGCTACTGTATTGTTTAAATAGCTAGTTTTACCTTTTTTAACTACCTCATCTATAGGATATTCAACAAGTCCAGGACATCTTTCGTCTAATTCACATGTGTAGATTGGCCCCTTATGTGTCTTTAAGACATCAGCCATTACATTTGTTTGTTGTGCTGCATTATCAGTATCTAAAAACCTAGACGCAGGATCCATCATAAATACACGATCATGATAAATTACACCAGATACTGAATTGACCACCCATACTTCATCAAACTCAGCACTATTTGTTCTGCTAACGCAGTAATCGTACCAGCTTGCACCCATAGCTACTAACGCAACTTTTTTGCCTTTTAAGGCTTCTATTTCTTTCATATATTGTTTAACGAACAGGAGTACGTAAAGAATCGTACCTATATTCGTCTCTTCTCCCTCTGCCTTCAGCTCTATTTTTGAGCCTTGCGATTTCTATGTCATATCTTTGCGCATATAACTGGAGAAGATCAGCGTCGCCTTTCATGAATGTATAGGCTTCTACAAGACAGCCGTATATCAAACCATTTCTAGCATTTTGTGATAGCCAAGTCCCTGTTGTGTCAGTCACAAGAGAATTAGGCTTATACAGATAATTCAACTCCACGTTATAATTTTGATCTGGTACTGGAGCGACTACAATACTTGAGCCACTCAGTTGTTTTGATTGATCACCATAGTATTTAGGCAAGCCTCTTAATGATACGTCTGTTGGATCAACAGTATACTCTTGCATAAATGATGGGTGTTTTTTGTCTAAATAATGATAGTCAGAATTACTGTCAATAACAGCTAAACTGAAAGCTAACACAAAGTCTGTTGGTGTTGTTAGCACTTTATTGCCAGCAGTAAAAGTGAGACTGCTTGTTTTTCTAAAGTTATCAAACTGAACATCTTCAAATATTCTTTCTTCGACAGTTTTGATTATTTCATCTAAATTATTTACAAAAGTTGTTTCACTATTTTGTAGATAGTCTTGAATGATGCTTTTTAATTCTGCTAATGTCATGTTGCTATTGTAACTCTTCCTAATGCTGATGTTAGCAAGAACCCTCTAAAACTTCTACCTATTGGATCATCTGTTGAAAAAACATTTCCGCCGTTTGCTTCTATATCGTTGTCTGTTCTAGGATCGTATAAAGCTTCTGGATCTGCTATATGATTAAATGGCCCTAGTTGTGGATGTTTAGGCTCAAAACATGCATCACATACCTTCAAACCTGTCCATTCCTTTCTTAGATCATGTAATTTCTTTTTAAAACCACATCTGTCGCAGATAGCTACGGCAAATTTGCCACTAGCATACGTCATCTACGCACTCCAGGATAAGGACGGACTCTAAATGACGCTCTATCCTCATCTTGATCGGCTGCACGTCTAAATTCTTCCTCATAAATGGCTTTGAGCTCCATACTGCGCTCAGGAGCCCTTTTTTGTGATAAGTAATAGGCTAGGCCTGCTACAAAGCAAGGAAATAGCCTGAAGGGCATTTGCATAGTGTTAGTTGCTGAGTCTACATCATCAATTCTTTCTAATTTTGTAAATCTGATGATATCAGTAGAATTTTCTGGTGCTGGATACAGATACAAGACTGGATTTATTTGCTTGTCTAAGAAAAATTGTGATGGTTTAGCCTTAGAGTCTTTGTTTGGTATAGAAAAATACTCAGACCTAGATAATCTGTCCATACGTATGTCTGTTGTTTCAGTACCTACAGTTCTGCGAATAGTGACATCTAATATATCTATTACACTAGTACCTAGTTGATAATTATTTGTTCCTTCTGTAACTGTTTGTGTGCCTGTTGATATAGTCCATTGATTCAAACCTCTATTGGCCCACTCAGCTAACATCAAGTTAGCAGATCTGATAGCTGTTTTTAGATCATATCCAGTTCTAAGCTCTAACCCACATCTTTCGTATGCTTCTTCGATAAACTCTGTAATATCAAGTTCGAAATTTTTACTTCCTGAAACTGCCATTAGTCTTCATATAAATTATTAAATGTGATTGTTGGATCAAGATAGCTTTCGTGCCCTTCTGCCGAATGCGTCCATTGTGACGGTTGAAAGTCTGGCGCACCTTCTCCTGTTCTCCAGAGCGCTGGGCTTGTAGCCCGCACTCTGTTGTTAGGCAGGGCAACTAAATTACCTTTCCATTTACAATCTTCAGTTATATATAATACATGAGATTGTTTGTGTTGTGCAGGGTCATCTGCAATATCGTTATTTGTATAGTCAACAGTAAATAGATAAGTAGCTTTGTAAAAGTTACCATCTATCTTTGCTAACCAAGGTGAAGAGCTGACTCTATCCATACAAACAACTGCGTGATCTCTAGATTCGCAGTCCCAAGGTTGAGCTAAATGATCTTCCATAGGCTCGGGCCATTCCTCTACAGGTATATCTGCTACTAATGCTTGTATAGGCATTCTAGCCCACATAGCGCCACCATGTATGTTGCCTTCATCCCAATCATCTCTATCTACCTCACACCCAGTAAATACTACTTGGAAACTTAAGGATCTATCGGGTATTGTGTTAACTGCTATGACATAGGCATGTATAAATTCGCCTTGATAATTTTCGTGACCAGATGTGAAATCTCTTCTTACCCAAACTTTGAAATGGGGTATATTGCTTATAAGATGGGGCATTAACTATTTACTTTAGCGCCTTGCCTAGCTCTTCTTCTGTTTGCAGCGCCACCTAAAGCGAAGCCTTTAGGTTTTTTGACTTTGGCAGCTCCACCTCTTGAATAACCTTTTGTTTTCTTATACATAATTAACTTATCGTTGTAACCTTCCTACGGTCTTCCATTACTTTACCACAACCTTTAGCTATAAAACCACCTTTTTTTGTAGCATTTATTGGCCCACCTCTAGATTTCTTTTTCCAACTAATACGTTCTGGCCCTTTTTTCTTTTTAGCTGCTGAGGTACATTGTGCTTTAGTAGGCCTACAGGCAGGATATGCTCTTTTTTCACCTTTCTTACGGCCACAAGGTTTACCTGTTTTACAATCAATCCAACCTTTACCCTTGTTTCTAGAAAACCATTTACGTAAGCCTTCTTTTGCCATTATGCC